ATGATAACTTACAAGTTAAACAAGAAATGTTGGATAGTTTAATTGATTATAAATTTGAAGATATAAAACAAATAAATTATTGATCTATTATTTTTTTCTCTTCATCTCTTTTAGCATATTCAGTATAACGAGCTTCAATTTCAGGGTTATCCAGCCAACTCACAACAATATTATTTGTAGTATTTTTATTTAAAGTAAGATCCTTTTTATCTGAATATAAATCGCTAGTCTTGCCTGCTAACCATTGAATAAACTTTGTCTTTTCTCTTATCCAAGATATTAAATTAGGATCTAAAGTATCTTGGTTTATATCGGCTTGGTAAATATCTAATAGTTTATCTACTATATTTTGAACACCAATTTTGCGAGCTTCCTCAATCTTGGCTTTCGTTTCCTTGTTTCCCTCTTGATTTAAGAATTGATAAAACTTGATCAAGCTGCAAGGTAAGATCCCTTCCTTCCTTATACTTGCTAGTGTTTTGCCTTCGCTTAATTGCTCTAATACTGTATTCAGAATGGTATCTTCCAAGACTATCAACTCTTGGCTTGACTTTTTCGTAGTAGTAATTTCTGACATAATCTAAATCCTTATCTCTAAATTGTTTTAAACTTGCAAGAGATTTAATCTTTTTCTCATCTGTATAACCTGGTTTGTTATATCCTCCTCTATTAGCTCTGTCCCTAAACCCATAAAAATTTGTGTTTTGACCACCATGAAATCTACATTTATAAATCTGAATACCTTGCTTATTAAAGCTATTGGTAGGAAAACCTTTTGCCTGACAAGGTTTGCCAGATAATCTTGACATATCCATACAGAATATTTTCTTTGATTTAAAACCTGCCATTTCACTTTTTAGGATTGCCTTTCCAATCTAAATTATTTCTTTTATTATAATTAACCTTGGCTACATAATTTGCAGATCGTTTCTTACCATTTGCTTGTAAAGCCTCTGTTATCTTTTGCTTTGCAATAGTTTCAGGCAGTAGTTTTTTTTGGCGTAGCTCTTGCTGTCTATATTCCAACACCAATTTCATATACCATTTATAAGTTGGGTTATTTAATAGCTTATTATGTTCGGCAAGTGGGGTAGTCTGTAAGAATTTAGACAATGTACTAATCAATACATCTTTATCATTCTTATACCTATTTATAATATCATCTATTCTATTATCATTACCCATTTTATTATTAGAATTATTTCTATTAAGATATATATTAAAGTTATCTTTATTAATACCAGTCAGCCTGACTGCACTGATCAGTCCCCCTGACGTATCACTCACGTCACCCTGACTGCTCCCTACCATTAAAATAGGGTTAAGTTTATACAAATTAGTAGATGAAAGCCGCTTCTTTTTAAGCAAACCAATAGATACCATTAACTTAATACGTCTATAAATTGTAGCCTTAGATAGTCCAAGTAGGCTGTGCATGTGAGAAAGCCTTGGGTAGCATTCGCCTGTCTTCTGGTTTGAGTACCGCAAAAGCACAACAAGTATCGCCAAACAATCGGCTTTATTCCTGCCTGCCAAGCCTAAAAATATATCGTTTTTAAATAAACTTACAGGAACTCTGATATGGCTAGTGTATTTACCCATTATTTTAAATGTTTGCAGTGTTTATTGTGCTGTAATTGCAACTGTAGCATAGTGTTATACCAAACCTCCTCAGGAATAGCATTTAAATCGCTTTTAACAGGGTATAAACGCTTAACCTTAAACTCTAGGCTACCCTGACTACCAATAGGTTTATAATATAGCAAAAAACAGGGTATATTTAAGCCTTTGGCTATGAATTGTACAACATTTGTGTATTTATTGTAGTTTTTACCTGTATCATACACAGTTTCAACTATAGCTAGAGGTTGCCAACATCCTTTGTTAATACAAATACATACCTGATCAATATCAATATAACCTATACCCTCGCATTTGTTCCTATGCCATTCGGAATAGAAATCTCCAAAGCCACCTACAAAATAGTTATATCTTGCCATTAGTTTTTAATTTTGTAATAGAAGCTGTCGTCATCTGATGTACTCCAACTATCTGTTTCAACGCTTGGATAATCCATATTAGTTTTATAATCTGGTATCTGATCTTTAACTGTAAAGTTAGGTAAGTTAAATAATATTTTATTGTTTGGCATGAGTGCATAATTACCTTGCCACTCATCTTCTCTATTCAATTCTAAAATGTGATGATGTTTATGCTCAGCACTTACTTCACTGTAAGTTATGTTTAATAAGTTCATATCAGGTTGGCAGTAATCAATACTAAATAAATAGTTAGCTCTATGTAATTTATTAAAGCGATCAATAAACTTACACTGTGATGTGGCTAGAGCATTGTATTCAATAACATTAGCATAGTAAGATAAGCAATCCCAATACACAGTTTGTTTTAATTCTAAATCAATTACATCTTTTCTATTGTATTGATCAGAAAAAAAAGCTGTGATTGGTAGCCTTGCATAGTTAGCACCATTGGGTAGCATGATATTAAACAATGGAGTTCTACCCTCTAATGTTGTTATGGAATGAATAAGACATAGCTCTTCCTCGCCAATGTGTTTTTCTTTATTGTATAAATATTCTAATCTGACTTTGGCTTTCCATACAGGAATGTTGTGATTTAAAAATGACATCAATAACCTAGTTCATCATAGCTATCTTCTCTATGTTTTTCTTTTTCTTTTTTAAGTTCTAGGTTAAGAGCTTGCACCTCTTCGTTAAGACGATCTATTTCTTTTTTTAATACCAAGATCTTCTCTTCATACATCTCGCAAACAATCTCAACTGTTAGTTCTTGATCAATCATATTAATTCTCCAACTTCTTAATGGATAGAATTACACCACGAGGGATAACGACTGCGTCGCCTACGTCTAGAGTAGAATCTGAATTAAAACTATATGTTGCAAATGTTTTAACCCAGTCTTTATTCTCTTCATAAAGATAACCAATGGTTGTGCATGTAGCAGGAACAAGATCTTTTAAATCCTCTTCTGTATTCCATGCGTTGTCGCAACTATTAATATCTAACCAACTTATAATAACCTTATCAAAGTTTATGTGTCGCATACCAATACTCATAAAATTCTGATGGCGTGATGCCAGTCATTTTAGTTATTTGTTTCATAAACTTTGGATGTGGAATACGCTGACAGTTTTTCCACCTCAACAAAGTAACTGTGGGATTAGTTCCTTTTAATCCTAATAGTTTTGCCATATCTTTGTTAGATAATTTCTTATCTTCTTGATATTGCGTTAGTTTGTGCTTCATTTTTTCTTACCTTTCTTTCTGTTTCCTTGCCAATCAAATGCTCTATGATAAGCAGCTAATAGTTTTCTTATTTGTTTATCAAATTTAGTTTTCATTTTTACCTTTCTGTTTTAATTTGCTTATATAAACTTATTGGTTAATGTCAAATATTATTATTGACATAAAGGTTATTATAAATATTATGCTCGGAAACAATGAGAGGTATATATGGTTATTGATTTAACAAAGAATAATAGTATCTCGTCTATTAAAAATATAGATGAGGATTTAGCATTAAGTTATTACAAGAAACTTAATCTGGACCACAGTTCACCATCACAAGAAGCATTATCAGATTCAGATTGGCTAGTTAGATATTGCCACTTCACACAAGAAGATCGTAGATTAATGAACATCAGTTATCGTATGACTGCTGGTGTATCCATTGGTAGAGCATCACAAAGATTTGTATCTAAGTATATGTTTGATGCTGAGAAGAAAATTTTAAATGAGAAAAAAGATTTAGATACTATCATCAAAGAAGAGTTAGATGAGTACAGCAAGTATCAAGCACACAATGAAGAGGATAAAATTCAACATGAAGATACTAAAAATTATCTTGTTGATATGATTAAGATCACAGTGAAAGCTGTGCAAGACATTGGTTTAGGAGATGAGTCAGCCAGCGAAAGATATTGCTCACATAAATTTAAAGATATTGTTTTGCCAAAGATCGGCAGAATAGATTACGAAGATAATAAAAATAAATTTATAGAACTTAAAACTAAACATAGATCTAAAAGAAAGTCAGATACTAAAGCTGGTTTCAGTTGGATCAAAGGATACTTACCCAAGACTCCTGACATTTTACACATAAAGCAGTGTGCCTTTTACTGGCTAAGTACTGGTGGAAAAATTCCTCATTTACTTTATGTCAATCAAGATAACTACAATGTCTTTACACCAGATAACTGCGAACTATTAACTCCTGAGTACATGGAATTTTTAATTCAACAAGATTTAATTAAAGCTAAGATCAGACAGAATCTTGTTTACCTTTGTAAAGGTAATCCATTTGAGATGGCGAAGATTATTCCACCACCAGATTTTTCTGGGTTCATGTGGAAAGATATTCAAGAAGAGTATGTTAGAAAAGCAGCGAGTCTTTGGGACAATGTGTAGAAATATGGATATAAATTTTTACCACAAACAACACGAAAAGATTAGACAACAATTTAGGCATGATGCTATAATGCGTGAGATAAAAAAACGAGAGGATAAATTATTTAGAGATATGTTTATTAAAATAGTTTTAATTTTAATAATATTTGCTCTTATAATTTATGTAATCAGCGAATGAAAATTATACTGACAATCATTCTTATGAATGGCACTGCACATTCATTTGAATCTAATATAGATAGAATTGATCCTCGTTTGTGTGATGCTTTATTTAATAAGCATACATACGTACACACAAGTAGGTTCAGTACAGCAAGAAACAAGACAGGGATATATTACAAATCAAAGGAAGTGTTTGCATATACCTGTAATTATAAAACAACATAAGGTAAAAAATGATTGAGAAAATAAAACAAGTTAATGATTTGTGTGCAGCACATGGCACATACATTAATCAACATGGTAAGAAAACAGTATCAGCTTGGTCCAAGATTAAATACTTTAGAGAAGTATTTGGTACTGAGTTTGGTATTAACTGTAGGATCGTTGAGCATTCAGATAGATATGTAATTATGAAATGCGAGATCCTTGGTTATGATCCTGAAAGAATTGTTGCAAGTGGATACTCTAAACAGTTTAGAGATAAACCTGGTTATCTTGAGATAGCCGAAACATTTGCAATCACACGAGCTTTATCGTTCATGGGACTTTGCTTGGAAGATTTAACAAGTAAAGAAGAGTACGAGGAATTAGATATTCCAGTACAACCTATGAATACTAAAGACACAACGTCAGCCAATAATAGATATGATGTTGATGTAGTTAATGAACTGATTAAAAAAGTTTCATTCGCACCGCATACAGCTAAACTAGATTTTCTGTGGCGTGCTAATAAGGATCTTTTAAATCAGATAAAAATAAAAGATCAATCCACTTACAATTCTATCTT